TGGCGGGCGTGGGCCGCTGATGTTTGCAACGCACACGATGTCGTTGTTGCATTCGCTCGCCGGCATGTTTTCCAAGCAACACAAAACGCTCAGGCCCGCCGAGTGGTTTCCCTTTATTGAGGCGTACTTTAAGCCCGCAGAGCCCACGCGCGCCGAGCGCGACTATCTGCTCCTGACGACACTGCCAGGCTACAAGCCCGAGTACCTTAAACATCTGCAGGCGCGCAATGGCTAAGACCATCGCCGCGCTCCAGGTTGCGCTCGATCTTGAGAGCGCTGCCTTCGTCACGCAAACCGATGCGGCCAAGCGCAAGGCCAAAGAGCTTGGCGACACACTGCAAGCGACAAGCGAAACGGTGCAAAAGAGCGGCAATGCAGCGCGCGAAGCGGCAGGGGGTTTTGAGCTTGCAACGCGGCAAAAGTCGCAAATGGGCGACGTTGCGCGCAATGCCGGCTACCAGATCCAAGACTTCGCGGTGCAGGTGGGCAGCGGCACCAGCGCAACGCAAGCGCTGACGCAACAACTGCCGCAGTTGCTCTCGGCGTTTGGCGCGGTGGGCGTTGTGCTCGGCACGGTTGCGGCCGTGACAATCCCGCTGCTCTCTGCGGGGTTTACTGCGCTGGTCGGCAACATTAAAAGCGTCGAGGACGCTGCGAAAGACGTTACTTCGGCTGCAGGAGCGTTTGCTGCAGCAAACAACAAGGCCGGATTGTCGCTAGAGGAGATCTCTGAGAAGTATTACGCGAGCGCAGCGCCCGCGCTTAAAGCGCTCTACGGACAACTGCGCGCGATCACCGAGTTGCGTCTCGGCGAGCAAATTAAAGGCTTTGCAGGCAGCCTGCGCAATGAGTACGCGGGCATTGCGCGGCTGGCGGTGCCTGAATTTTTGAAGTTTTTTGTCGACTCGCCCGCCGAAAAGCTTGCGAAAGATTTCGGCATCACTGAGCGCCAGGCGACCCAGTTGTTCGACACGCTGCGCAAGTTTGAACGCAACGAGGCCACGTTTGCGCAGTTACGCGATCAGGTGCTGGGGCTCAACTTGGCGCAGCGCAACGCGACTGACACCGGCAAAAAGTTCATTGAGCAGCTGCTTGCAACAATCACCACTGTGCAGGAGGCGCGAACCGCAAAAACCGACTCAGAGATAAGCGTCGAGCGCGAAGCTAAGAAAACGGACGATGCAGCTAAGCGGCGGGCAGAAAGTGAGGCCGAGCGCTTACGGCGCCAAACGCAGGCGCGTGCCGAAGCCGCGAGGCGGCGGGCAGAAAGTGAGGCCGAGCGCTTACGGCGCGAAACGCAGGCGCGTGCCGAAGCCGCGAGGCGTTACATTGAGAGTCTGGATCAGCAAATTCGCAAGTTGCGCGAAGGCGAGGATGCTGCGCTGCGCTTTGAAGCGGCAAAGTTCGGGCCGCAAGCCTCAGCGCGCGCTGAGGACTTAATTGCGGCGCGACGCGCTGACGAGGCACGCAAGGCGGCCGAGAAAGAAGCCGAGCGTGCCGCGCGAGACGCCCAGCGCGAAAGCGAGAGACAACAAAGAGAAGCCGAGCGCGCAGCGCGCGAGGCAGAACGCGAGCGCGAACGGCAAAACCAAGCGCTGCTACGTGACACGGCGGAAGCTGAGCGTGTGCTTGACCGCTCTTTTGAGGCGCTACAACAGCAAAATGCGAAACAAAAACAGGTGGCGCTCAAAGAACTGCAAGACGCAGAAGAAATACTAGACCGAAAGTTTGAGATTTTGCAACGTAGCCAGCAAGACGAGGCGCGAATTTACCAAGCGAAAGCCGCGCAGGAAACAGCAGCAGCGCAGATGTTTGTTGAGTCAATACGTGCGCAAACGCTCGCTCTGCAACTTGGCGACACATTCAATCGTCGAAATCTAGCGGCGCGCGTCTCGCCAGAGGCCTCGCAAGCCCTTGAGGACTTACTGCGCGAGGAGAATATTGATCGATTTAAGCGCGAGATCGAAAGTGTACGCACACCTTTTGAGGTGTTTGAAAAAAAGGTGTTGGATGTCGACGAGGCGCTGCGAGCGGGTTATATAGACACAGAAGACTATATCAAACTGATTGCGCGTTACGGCGAGCAACTCAACCAGGCGCTTGCCAAACCAAAAGACAGTATTTCAGATCTCATGCGGCTTTTGGATCGTACCGGCGAAAAATTTACTGAGACTTTTGTACAGATGGCACTGACCGGCAAAGCGACGTTTCGTGACATGGTCAACAGCATTGCGCAAGACCTGTTGCGACTCACCGTGCGGCAGTACATTACAACTCCGCTTTTTGACTTTTTCAAAGCAGCGTTGCCAACGCCCGCAGGTAAGGCCTCGGGCGGTCCTGTTGACGCAGGAGCACCGTACATCGTCGGCGAGCGCGGCCCGGAGTTGTTTGTGCCGGCGTTTCGCGGCACGGTGGTTGCTAACGACAAACTTGGCGGTAGCACGATTGTGAACAATTACAACATCCAGGCGATTGACGTCAAGTCTTTTGAGGATCGCTTGTTGGCGTCCAACAAGACCGTGTTTGCAGCGAACATGTACGCGCAAAAGTCGCTCTCGCCACAGGGCCGCGCCTGATGTCATTTCAAACCATCCTCGACATCAGCCAGTACATCCAGGTCAACACCCGCAAGACCGTAGGCCAGCAGTACTCGCGCAGCGGCCAGGTGCGCACCGCACAGTACCTGACCACGCAGCCGTGGATTTTCACGGTCAAGCCGCACGCCTATCTCTACTACCCGCAGGTGCGCAGCGTGATCCAAACCATCGACAACCTCGACCGTTTAACCGCTGGCACCTTGAGTTTTGCATCGTCCACTTTGTCTTGGTTTGCGAGCTACCAAGGCGCACTGACTGCAGGTCAGGCTGCCGCACTTACGCTCGCCGCAGTGCCAGCAGCCAACGCCACAACCATCAGTGTGGGAAATCTCCCTGCGGTCGGCAGCACGACAGTGGTGTTTGCACCTGGCGACGTATTGCAACTCGGAAGCTATCCGTACAAAGTCGCAACACAAGTCACGCGCGGTTCCGCTGCGACCGTGAGCGTAACGCTGCACCGGCCGGTGATCGGCACCCCAAGTGTCGGTACGCTCACTGCGGTCGGCAGTGCCTGCACCTGGTCGGTGGTTGCCGAGGTCTGCCCAACGTACACATTGCATCCAATGACCAATGGCGCTTGGGTGGAGTGGGCAAGCGATTTTGTGTTTAGAGAGAACGTGCAATGACCACGCCAATGACCGCGCTTGCTGCCTCGACGATCCGGCACGGCGAGTTTGTGCGCCTCGTGACAAGCACGAATACCTACACTTTTTGTAACGCTGCAAGTGCAATCACGGTCGCAGGTGTGACCTACTCTGCGCTTGGCGGCTTGCTTTCGGTTGGCGAAGTTAACCGCGAAATCAAAGCGACCAGCGGCGATATGGTGATCAGCCTCGTGGGCATTGACCCGACGAATTCTGCGCTGGTGTTGAGCAGCAATATCAAAGGCGCAAGCGTGGAGATTGCGCGCGGGTTTTTTGACAGCAACTTTCAAATTATTACAACGCCCACGACGCAGTTTTTTATGCGCTATCGCGGCTTTGTAACAAACGTCGGGTTGAGCGAAGATTTTAATGACGAAATGCGCGTGCGTACTGCGACCGCAACGCTTTCGTGCAGCAGCTTCCGCGAGGTTCTTGCCAATCGCGTCGCAGGCATCCGCACGAATTTGCAAGCTTGGCAGCAACTCTACGCGGGCGACGCCAGCATGTCGCGCGTGGCTGCGATTGCGGGACAGTTCTTTGATTTTGGCGTGCCGCCGACCACAGGCTCGCAATCGGACCCAAGTGGCGACGTCCTAAATCCTGTTAGTGATAATCTCCCCAGCCAATGATACGTTCTGCCACGCCTTACGACATGGAGGTTTGTAAAGGCATGCTGCGCGCCTACGCGCAAGAAACGCAGCTGCGAACGTTGATTGAGCTGCAAGACGCGCAACACGTGACCGCGCTGCTCACGCGCATGATGGCAGGCGCAGGCTTTGTGCTGATTGACGATCAAGCGCGCGGCATGCTTTGCGCGTTCATCCACGGCAACATCTGGAACCCTGCGGTGCGCGAGTTGTCCGAGCTTGCGTTTTACGTTGCGCCGCAGCATCGCGGCCGCACGGTAGGTGGGCGATTGTGGCTTGAATTTAACCGACGCGCACAAGACTTGTTGCAATGCGGGCGCGTTGCGCTGGTCTCCTGCGCCCGCCAGCAAAACCTCAATGTCGAGCGCTACGGTTACCGCGCTATGCACCAAACGCTGATGAGGGAAGCATGCCAGCCACCATTGTCCTGACAGCAATTTACGGCGACCTTGTCCTTGCCGCTGCTGCGCTCGGCTCCCAAGGCTTGGCTATTGCGACGTTTGCCATCAACTTTACGGTCGCAACGCTGGTCAGCCGTGCTTTTGGAGCAAAGCCGCCGGAAATACAAGACTTCGGCGCTCGCCAGCAAATGCCGCCCGCAAGCAACAACAGCATCCCGGTCGTCTACGGAAACGCTTGGCTTGGAGGCACTTTTGTTGATGCGGCGCTGACGACAGACAATAAAACGATGTACTACGTGCTTGCGGTCACGTCGATTTCAAGCCACCAAGACGCCGCTTTTGCTTTTGACAGCACGAAGTTTTATTACGGTGATCGGCTTGTCACGTTTGCCACCACTGGCGATCTGACGCGCGTTGTAGCGCTTACCGATGGCGCAAATAACGTAGACACAAAGATCGACGGTAAACTTTTTATTGCGCTTTACAAGTCGACTAACGCAGGCGCGATTACAGCAATCAATGGACCAGCGCCGACGGTGTTTATGGGCGGCGCGGATTTGCCTGCAGCGCTACGCTGGCCCGCATCGGGTAGACAAATGAACGGGCTTGCGTTTGCGATTGTCAAGCTTAATTACAACCGCGACGCGAACACGACGCATTTGCTGCCGATCACGTTTAATTGCGTGCATTTTCCGCGCGGAGGATTGGCCGGTCAGGGAGCAAAGCCGGGCGACGTGTGGGCTGACTACATGTCCGATAGCCGGTACGGAGCCGGCATGGGATCGTTGATCGACGCTGCAAGCGCAACAGCGCTCAACGCCTACAGCGACGCCAACATCACGTTTACGCCTGCCGGCGGCGGGGCGGCGCAAAGTCAGCCGCGCTACCGCATCAACGGAGTGCTGGACACCGGGCAACCTGTGCTCGACAACGTGCAAAAAATCCTGGATGCCTGCGACTCGTGGATGGCTTATCAAGCGGCCACCGGACAGTGGTCGATCGTGATCAACCGCGACACGGCTTCGACTTTTACGTTTAACGACACGAACGTTATTGGGGCGATCAACGTCACCACGGTAGATCTTAACCAGCAAATCAACCAGATTCAGGTCGAGTTCCCTGACAAACTTAACCGCGACCAGACCAACGTGGTGACGCTTGCCACGCCGGCAGCGCTGCGTTACGCGAACGAGCCCGACAACAAGGCGACGCAGAAATTTGACTTAGTCAACGACAGCGTGCAGGCGCAGTACCTCGCCAACCGAAGACTTGAACAAGCGCGCGAAGACTTGGTCGTATCGATCACGGCCGCTTACCCGGCCATCCAGGTCGACGCGGGCGACGTCATCAGTTTGACCAATGCGGATTTTGGGTTTGCCGCAAAGCTCTTTCGCGTAATGCGGGTGTCCGAAGCAAGTCTGCCGGATGGCAACCTGGGCGCAAAACTTGAACTCAACGAGTACAACGCGCAAGTTTATGACGACGCAAGCATTACCGCGTTTGCGCCGGCGCCCAACAGTCAGTTGACCGCTGCTGGATTTATTTCAGCCGCCAATGCGCCGACGGTCACAAATACCCAGGCAGCGCAGCAGCCACCGACCTTTGACGTAATTTGCACGGTGCCGTCTACGGGTCGCGTAACGTATTTGTCGTTGTACTACACCACGGTTGCAGTGCCTTCTGATACCGACTATAAATTATGGTCGACAGAAGAATTGATTGGAGGTCAAACGTTTACCAACGCCGCAACCTTCACGTTTAAAAACCTTGTGCTTGCGCCAGCAACCTATTATTTAACGTTTCTTGCCGGCAACGACCTCGGCGCGGTGCGGAGCGCTTCCAGCACTGCGCTAAACTGGTTGCCCATTACGCCTGCCGGACCGACTGGCGCTACGGGGGGCGTCGGTCCAACGGGGTCGACCGGCAGCACAGGCAGCACGGGCGCCAAGGGGGCCACCGGCACTACAGGAGCGACCGGCGCTACGGGGGCACAGGGCGCGACAGGCGGGCAAGGCACTGCGGGTTTGATTGGGATCGCCGCGCTTACCTGTTATAAAGTCCAAGCACAAAATGCAGCGGCGCCAACTTTTACGACGCCTACCGCAGGCTCTGCAGTGCCTGCAGGTTGGAGCGCAACGGTGCCAGCCGTAACAATCGGCCAGGTGTTGTGGTACTTGCAGGGACGGTTCAACGCTAACGCAGTGGCAGTCGACGGTGTAGGCGCCAACTCAACCGCGTGGACCGGTCCCATCGCAGCGTCGATTTTTCAGAGCATCCGCAGCGACAACTACAACGGGCCAACGCCACCCACCACGGCGAGCTTTGGCACTGCAGGTTGGTATCTCGATCAGCCCAGCGGCAACCTTTTTGCAAACGCTGCGTACCTGCGCGGCGAGGTTGTCACGGGCCTTTCTGGCGCGCAGCGCATTGAAATCAACAAAGCCTCAACAAACAAAGTCATTGTCTACAACAGTGCAAATGAAGTTTTAGGGTTTTTTGGCGGCACGGGCGGCGAGACCGACGCGGTCCTTAATTTGACTCCTAAACTTTTTCAGGGCTTTGGCGCAGTACCCTACGCGTATGCTGTCAACGCAAGATTGCCAAATTTTGTGCCCTATACAAGCGGGGCAGGCAATATTGCCATCGGCATTGACATGCAAACAACCAACTTATTGTTGGGCGGGCAAATGTGCCGATGGACCACTATTTTCGGCGTGCAAGACCGAAAAGGGGTAAGCGGTTTTGTCGCCAACGACTCTTCTCAAATTTTTCAAGGCTCGCTGGGACATCGCACCGCGACCACCATTGCAGCGGGCTCGTTTACGAATCCATCAGGCCACGAAGTAAGGCTCTGCGATGCAAGCTATGCCGTCAATGTGGTCTCAGGAGCGATCCGCTACGGCAACGTCACATTCTCTGCTTTTCCGAATAACACAACTACATTTTTGCGAGGCGACGGCACGTTTGTAACGTTGCCGCAAAAAGTTTATGGCAATGACCAGTTATTCGTTACACCGGATACAAACGGAGCAATTGCCTTGCAAGGAAGCGTTATTACCGACTACCCCGGTGCGTACGTGCACGTTTTCAGAAACTCTGCTCATCAGTTAATTTGGAAAGTGTCTACAGTATCGCCATCGGACCGGCGCATAAAGCAAGACATTGCGCCAATCGACTACGGTTTGGATCTGGTCAAAGCGCTTAACCCAGTTACTTTTCGCCTGCGTCAAGATCCCGCGCTGAGGTGTTTTGGGTTTGTAAGCGACGAGGTGCGGCCGCTGGTGGACCTTGATACGACGCTCGTTATGCACGATCCGCGCGCCGAGTCCGCAGGCATCGTCGGACACGACACAATCCATTACGCAAGCTACATTCCGATCCTTGTGCGCGCTGTGCAAGAGCTTGAGGCGCGTGTTGCGGCCTTGCAGCAGGCGCTCGCCGAAAAATAAATGTTGCGCTACACTGTGCGCATTGCAAGCATCACCGCTCCGGTGTGCGCGGTGTACCGCGCCGCCGGTATGAGCAAGTAGGCCAAGCGGAGGGCACTTGGCAATTTTTAACAAAAACACGCTGACGCAGATTAGCGGGTTTGACAACCAGATCATCGCGGGCGAACTGGTCTACAACCAGCGCACCTACTACAACCTGACGCTCGCCAACAGCGACGGGACGCCGCGCGACTTGACGGGTGCAACGATCACATCGCAGATCGTGCGGCGGCAACTGTCGAACGTGCGCGACAGTCGCTATGGGCTGACGTTTGACATTGCAGACTATTCGCCGCCGCCCTCGCCCGTCAATTTAACCATTACAAACCAGCAACTGGCGACCGGCACTTTTACGCTCGTAATTGACGAGTCCGCATGGTCGGTCGCCGCTGCCGATGCGCAACTTGACATCAACGCAAGCAACTGCGTTGGGTTTTCGGGCAACGTCAAAATCGCATTGCCTGCTGCGGGCAGCACGCCCGCCGAAGATCTGATCGTTTTTTTGCTTTTCTTGGTGCGTAGCGACGGAGTGACGAATTGAGTAACATTACACTGGTCATTGACCGCGGCGTCATTGGGCCGACAGGCCCAGCAGGGACTGCAGGCGCACAGGGCAATGCCGGCCCAACGGGCGCTGCGGGGACGGGTCTGCAAGTGGTGGGTGTTGTTGCCACGCCTGCACAATTGCCGATGGTTGGCA